CCGCTTTCAGTACCTGCCCTCCCTGGTCGAAAAGGTGAAAGAACTGCCCGACCGCCGGTGGAACCCGGAACTGAAAGCTTGGACCGTACCGGCCCGTCATCAGAAGGAGGTTGAAAATTTTGCTTCTGCCCACCGGTTTACGCTTGACGTTCCGGTGGCGGAGGCTCCTGTATACGAGACCGACTATCCGGAGGTATTGCTTCCAGAATTAACGGTTGATATTCCCCTGAAAGGCCGTCTGTTCGATTTTCAGCGTTCGGGGGTGGCCTACATCCTTCAAAAGAAAAAATTGATCGTAGGCGACCAGATGGGTGTGGGGAAGGCCCAACCCTTATCTGCGAAAATTGCCACTCCACAAGGTTGGATTAAGATGGGTGATGTTTTCATTGGAATGCCTGTTTATGGCCAGGACGGAAAATCTTATAAGGTCACAGGTATTTTCCCACAAGGAGAACGTCCAGTCTATAAAATTGCATTTAGCGACGGGACAAGTACCAGATGTGATATTGATCATATTTGGGCTGTACGCGATGTTAATCGAAGGAAACGGGGAACCGGTTGGATTGAAATGACAACACGTCAGCTAATGAAATCCGGTGTAAAATACAATGATAAGAAGGGAACAAACAAATGGCAAATACCTTTAGCAGAGCCATTGAATATTGATGAAAGAAATTTTCTTATTCATCCCTATATTCTTGGTGCATTGATCGGCGATGGTTCATTAACCAACAGACATATTGCGATTTCAATTCCTCCAGAGAAAGAAGAAATAATCAAGAGGATAAGCCAACTATTGCCGGATGGCCTTAAAATTTGGTACGATAATTCAAAAGATTGTCCCCAGCATTACATAACTCAAACAGGAACGACTGGAATAAATCCATTTTACAGGCACATAAAATGGCTTGGTCTTGATGTAAAAAGCAAGGAAAAGTTTATTCCACAAGGATACCTGTTTTCTTCTACTGAACAAAGAATTGAGCTTTTACGAGGTCTTATGGATACGGATGGAAGTGCATCGAATAACAGAATCACTTTTCATACATGCTCAACCCAGTTGGCAAATGACATTTCAGACCTAGTTTTTTCTCTCGGTGGTCAAGCAATTATCAGCGAATATGACAGAAGCGATGAAAACAAATCAACGGAATATCAGGTAAACATACGACTTGATATCTGTCCTTTTCATCTTTCAACTAAGAAGGCAGGTTGGTGGATTAGAAACCGAAACAGACCAGTCAAATATCTTCAATCAATTATTGAAGATGGAGTTGAATATCAGCAATGTATTTCAGTTGATTCCCCAGATGGATTGTATTTGACTGACAGTTTCATTGTCACCCACAATACAATCCAGGCCATTGCTGCCATCACAGCTGCTGAAGCTTTCCCCTGCCTGGTAATTTGCCCGGCATCGCTGAAACTGAACTGGGAACGTGAATGGAGAACATGGACAAAACACAAAGCACTGATTCTTTCCGATAATGTAAAAAGGACGTTTAAGTATTTCTATGATTCCGGACTGGCAAAGGTTTTCATTGTGAATTACGAAAGCCTGAAAAAGTACTTTGTGGCCGAAATGCCAAAAGACACGAAGAAACTCACCCTGCGCGATATCACTTTCAACGGCAACAAAGACTTTTTTAAGTCGGTTATTATCGACGAAGCTCATCGCGTGAAGGATCCGAAAGCACAACAAACGAAATTCACACGGGCCATTGCCGACAAAAAAGAGTGGGTACTTGCCCTGACCGGTACACCCGTTGTCAACAAGCCTGCCGACCTCGCTTCACAGTTGGCTATCATTGGCCGACTCGGCGACTTTGGAGGTTGGAAGCATTTCATGGACCGTTACGAAAACCCGGGAAAACCAGCACTGTTAGAACTGCAATACAAGCTGAAATCATACTGCTTTTACCGGCGCGATAAGTCAGAAGCAACCGACCTGCCTCCCAAAACCCGGCAAGTTGTGATGTGCGATATTACCACCCGGAAGGAATACAACGACGCCCTGGCCGATTTGGCCGACTACCTGAAGAAGTACCGGCAAGCAACCGACGACCAGGTGGCCCGGTCAATGCGTGGCGAAGTGATGGTACGTATCGGCATACTGAAAAACATTTCAGCCCGGGGAAAACTGGAAGCCTGCTTTGAGTGGATCCGCGACACACTCGACAACGGCGAAAAGTTGATCCTGTTCGGACATCTCCGTGAAGTGCTGGGAGCCATCAAAAAGAAATTTCCGGCAGTCAGTATCACCGGCGAAGATTCCATCCAGGAACGCCAGAAATCCATTGACCGCTTTCAGAATGATCCCGGGGTGAACCTGATTGTCTGCTCCATTGCTGCAGCTGGTGTGGGTATTACCCTTACAGCATCGTCCACAGTCGGATTTATCGAAATGGGATGGCACCCGGCAATTATGGAGCAGGCAGAGGACCGGGCCCACCGTATTGGTCAGAAAGATCATGTGAACTGCATTTACTTCATCGGTCGCGATACAATCGATGAATGGGTTTATAAGCTGATCGATGAAAAGCGCAACATGAGCAACCTGGTAACCGGAGCAAAAGATGATGTGGAAGAAAGCATCATGGATTCAATCATTGAACTTTTTAACCAGAAGTATAACATAAATTAGAAATGGAACAAAAATTTGAATTATTCGCAGTAGTTGAACTTTTCGGCCATCAGCGTATAGCTGGGAAAGTTTCGGAACAAAGTATTGGGGTAGCGACATTTGTTCGCATCGATGTGCCAGAAACATCGCAACAGCCAAAATTCACCCGCATTGTCAATCCTTCGGCAATCTATGCGATCAATCCTGTAACCGAGGAAGTCATGATTCAGATGGCTGAAATGATTACATCAAAGCCGATTGACGCCTGGGATATCAGGGAAATGCACCAGAAGCTGCTTGCGCTTAAACAAGCCGATCATGATTCTATCGATGACGATGAATAGTTATTCTTTACAATAAATTCCACAGTTATGAAAAAAATCAGGAAAGGAGTACGCAGGAACTGGTGGCAAATCCTGCTGGGCCTCGATTACGTGGCCAACATCCGCACAAAAGAAATCCACCGTGTTGAATCGAACTGTAAATGCTTCAAGGATTTTATGAGGCACAACCAGAAGTTTGTATCCGAAAAGAGTATGCACAGGCTCTTACAAAAAGGATACAACGGGTGCAGGCATTGTATGCCGGAATGCAATACCGACAAACGGTAAACAAAAATGAAACTATCAGCCTACATCATCCCTGGGATTAAGCGGAGCTTTGATGAAATAGTATCTGCCGAATTCGGGGTGCCTGTCGAAGGGATCAAAGCCGCACGAAGGTTCAGGCCGCAGGTCGAGGCGCGACAGTTTTGTATGTGGTACCAAATGAAGTTCATGGGTTATACCCAGAAGCAGGCCGGAGGGTTATACGGAAAGGACCACGCCACAGCCTTGCATGCAGACAGGACAATAAGCAACCTTTTACAGACCGACAAAGGTTTTATTGAAAAAGCCAACAGGGCGATAAATAAATTAAAAATGGCGGGATATGGCGCGGATAAGAACGATTAAACCTGAATTCTGGGAAGATGAAAAGGTAGCAAAACTTCCAATGCCTTGCAGGTTGTTTTATATCGGAACCTGGAATTTTGCTGATGATCAGGGAGTCTTCAGAGGAAATGCGGCAATCCTGAAATCAAGGATTTTTCCATATGATGAGTCGTTAAGAGCATCTGAAATATCAAAGTGGCTTGATGCTTTAGTGGAAGCCCGGATGATAATACCTGTTAGTTATAACAACGAGAGTTATTATGTGATCCGCACTTTCCAAAACCATCAAATGATTGATAGAAGATACATAAAAACAACTCTCCCGAGTGATATCCTTGAAAATACACTGTGTTTACAGTGTGAACACAGTGTAAACCCGCCGCAGGAACAGGGAACAGGGAACAGGGAAATGGAACAGGGAACAGGGAAAAAACCTGATGAAATTTTTCGGGATGAAGACCCGGAATTTCAAAACGTAATTTCCGACTGGCTTGAGTATAAAAAAAGTCGAAAAGAGTCATACAAGAACCAGAAGTCAATTCTTGCTTTCATCACCAAGCTCAAAAACCTTTCAGGAAACGATCCCGAAGTCGCCCGGAAAATCATCGATGAGTCCATGGCCAATAACTGGGCCGGGATTTTTGAGCTAAAGGAAAAGAAATCGCATCCCTCTACAACCTTTAAAAACGAAAAAAAGACGTATGCCGAGTTTTAGTGAGATAGCCAGCATCATGGTACAATCGGGGATGAAAATTCCCGGAGACCGGATATCAATCAGAATCCCGGATCCGAGAGAAAACCTTGGAAAAGCCCTGGAGTACTTTCTCAGCCTTCAAGGCAGAAAAATGGAATTCCTCCCTGAATATGAAAAAGTCATTGAATGGTTGAACGACAACCAGGGAAGGGGATTGTTCATGTTTGGGAACTGTGGCCGGGGAAAATCTCTCCTGGCCAGGTATGTACTTCCGGCAATCATTTTGAAACATTGCCGCAAAATTGTAGCTGTTTACGACATGTTCGAAGTCAACGCACAACTGGATGAAGTTCTGAAAAAGAAAATCATTTCGATTGATGATGTCGGTACTGAATCGGAATCAGTCAGGTTTGGTGAGCGCAGGATGGCTTTTCCTGAAATCATCGACAGTGCCGAAAAGGATGGAAAACTACTGATCGTTACCACAAACCTTTCGCAGGATGAGATCAAGGACCGCTATGGTTCCAGGGTACTTGACCGGATTGTTTCAACCACAAAACGAGTGGCGTTTAACGGGAAATCATTGAGATCGTAACCAGGAGATGGAAGGATTCACAATTTTTTCAAACAACCAGGGCTGTGGGTATATTCATTTTGACCGTGACATTATCAAAAGTGAGTTGAAAATCATTCCTGTAAGTATTTGTCACCAAACAATATATCCTGGCGATTTTACCGGTTTGTTGGGTCACTTCTGCCGCGAACTTGAGTACCTGGGTATGTTGGGTGAAAATGAAATAATTTTTCGGATTGGCGAAATCTCCGATTTGTTTCGCACATCGTATTTATACCAGGCTGTTTTCAGGATTGATGAACAGAGGATATTCGAAATGTTTTCACCCGGGGCCGGGCGGGATTTTTTATTTAAAAATGGAATATGGAAATAGAAATCATCGACGAAAAATTCCACTGGATGGGTTACTGGTGGTGGACCCGCGAACGCTGGGGAAGCATCCACCCGAATAAAAAATGGGTGTGGTACGATCCTTCATGCATCCACATCCTCGAAAACAATCAGCTTGCCCTGTCGGTCCGGTACAATCCGAAATACTTTTCCCAGATATCCGGGGTCTCATATTTTGGTACTGGCCAGATATGTTCTACGGATGATTTTTCATTCGGAAAGTTCACCATCGAGGCAAAGCTTCCAACCGGTACCGGAACCTGGCCTGCCTTCTGGATGTATTCGCCAGCCGACTGGCCTCCCGAAATCGACATTTTCGAGGGATACAGTCGACAGAATAATTATTCGAATAACCGGTTGTTCAAACGCAAATACAAAGTGCTCAATTGTCTTCATTTGCGGGACGAGTGGAACCTGAAAGGAGGTGAACCCGAGGCTCCTTTGGCAAAAGTATTCAAAGGCAATCCTGCCGAAACCTTCAATTCATATTCACTGATTTGGACCGACCAGGAGCTGGTTTTTCTTATCAACGACCATATCATCAGGCGCATAACCGACAGGGGAATCCTTTCCTGGCTTGCAAATTACAAAATGATGGTACTGATGAACAATCACATTGACGGCAGATTCCTGGAAAATTTCACGGTTGGACAGCCTTTCATTATCAACAATTTCATTTATGAGAAGTTATGACAGTTGACTACAAGAAATTCTACCGTAACTGCAAGTCAAAATACCCTTTTGTGGTTCATGACCTTGCACCGGTTTCACTGAAAACGGAAATATTCATATCAGAGTTACACGGCAACTTTGTCGATATTTCAGGTTTCTCCCACGATCAATTATTGAGGAACTACCAGGATTCTCAACTGATATTTATTGCTGTTGTGATGATGGTTTCCGACCCACACTGTTTTCAGTTCAATGTGCGCCTCCCGCATAAAGTCGAATTCCAGCTTGCCAACCTCTTTGCCTGCAACCGGAAGAAAATTTGGTACAATTCAAAAAATGTCAAAAATTACTACCAGGTATATCCCGATTTCAGAACAAAGGTTGATCATTTTTACAGCCAAATGAAATCGATATGAATTCAGTCTCAATAAAGGTTTCCTATGTCAGATTATCCGATTTACAGAAGTATCCGAATAATCCTCGCACAATTACTGAATCCAGCCTGCAGGAGCTTTGCCAGTCAATTGTTGAAGACCCGCTTTATTTCGAGACAAGGCCGATAATCTGTTCAAACCGGACCGGTACCCTTGTCATCATTGCCGGGGAAAAACGATTTCTGGCTGCTTCAAAATTAGGTTTCGACTCGGCACCAGTTGCAGTGATACCGGAACTGACAGAGGAAGACGAACAACGGATTCTCCTTAAAGATAATGGTTCATTTGGAGAATGGGACTATTCTTTGCTTCAGGAAAATGGTTGGGATCTCGCTTTTGCTCAAAACTGGGGTGTTGACTTTGACTTCTCAAAATTCAGTTCTGATAATGAGAAAAGCATTGTCAATGATGAATATGAACAAACAGCGCACCTCAAATATCTTGTTTTTCAAAATTACAGGATACCTCTTTCTGATCTGGAGGAATCGAAGTTGCAGGCCGCTATTGATAGCTATATGTCTGAAAACGGAACTTTAATTGGATTTGTAAATTACTTATTGCCCGGGAATGAATCAGATTGTTGATATTGACATTGCGACCATCAAAGGCGCCAGCTACAATCCACGGGAAATTACTGATGAGAAGATTTCACTTTTGCAGGAAAGTATCATGCAGCTTGGAATCATCAAACCGGTTATTGTACGTAAAGAGGATGGAACCATCCTGGCAGGCCACCAGCGAACAAAGTCTGCAACTTTGATTGGTCGGACATCGATAAAGGGGTTTTTCCTTTCCGATGTCAATTCAACTGATGAAGTCCGCTTTAATCAGCTTCATAACCTTTCTGAGTGTGAAGTTTCAGAAAAGGCTCCCAGGATAATCATTAAATCGAAGCATCCGGAAGGAGAATTTTCGATTGTAAAGAACAGAGTCATTGAAATCCTTTCACCAGGTGAAAAGAACCAGTCTGTCAATCAGCTATCAAAATTGATACTCAGGTATGGCCAATTTGCGAATGCTGTAATAAATCCCCAGGGTGAAGTTATTATCTCTGCCATATATACCAAAGCAGTGAAATTGCTTGGATATGATTTGTGGGTGTATTGCCTCCCTGCCGAAAAAGTATCGATGGCCTTGAATTTTTTCTCAATGGAGTATGGGAGCTTTTCATACAAGCACATTGCGAGAAAAACTTATATTCAGTCACTGGCCCAGAAAAACCGACTTCGCAGCGATTCACATTCCCACAGTACACTTTATGAGAAGGTAGTTATTCCGAAGTTGACAAAAGATGTCAGTGTGCTTGATTTTGGCGCTGGCCAGCGTGACTATGCAAAAATGCTTTGCGCTAAAGGGTACCGGATTTTTACCCTTGAATTTTATCTCCGGCGTCCTGGTGCCGATGTTATTTGGATGGATGAAATATCCCGTGATTTTGCAAAGATCGAAAGGCACCTATCTGTAAATGGCCAGTTCGATTTTGTTGTTTGCGACAGCGTCATGAATTCAATTGATACCTTACATGCTCAGAATTCAGTTTTAATCACGTTGGCTGCGCTATGCAAAAAAGGTGGTTTTATTTTCTGGTCAGGGATCCCGATCAACTTTAAAAAGCGACATATTGACAGGAAAAATACTTTTGACAACAAAGAATCATCGGCTTTTCTTGATGATAATGGCTTTACAGGTAACTACCGTTATGGTGAATGGTATTTTCAGAAATACCACAGGAGGGATGAAATTGAGAGTTTGAACAGGAAATATTTTTCTGACCAGTTTTCAATTTTTGACCGGGGAGTTCCTTCACCTTCTGGTGAACTTCAAGCTTCTTCATATCAGGTTGAAACTATCAATGAGAAACTTCCTTCCGAACAGGAGATAATTGATGCATTGACTTTTGAGTTTTCACTTCCCCTGCCTGGAGGCGAAAGGCACCAATTTGTTGATCGAATTTTGGCTGCATACCAGAAAAGTACTTTTAACAATCAGTCTTAACAAAAGGTGTCATGGCAAAATTGAGGACAAAGGGAGAACGGGAGTATGATTTGCAGTTAATATCTGAACTTTTTACGAAAGGAAAATCATTCAGGGAAATCTCTTTTGAGGTCAACCAGCAGCATGGCCGAAATATTACACACGTAACAGTCTTCAACGATGTAAAGCATATTCTGGAAATCTGGAAGAAAGACAGGGAGAAGCTCATCGACTACCATAAAACCATCGAACTTGAAAAAATAAACAGGCTCGAAAAAACATACTGGGAAGCATGGGAAAGGTCAATTCAGAGTGTTAAGAAGTCGGAAGTAAAAAAACACGGGTCTCCTTCATCTGTCGATAAAGTCGAAAAAAGGGATTTTGAAGAAACCGGCCAGGGCGATCCCCGTTTCCTCGATGGCGTTCAATGGTGCATTGAGCAGCGATGCAAGATACTTGGGATCAATGCTCCAACAAAGCACGATTTCCAGGGTAATTTGTTCCTTGAACTGATGAAAACAGCAACCAGTGAACATGAATGATTATAAATCGGTTTGGCAAGCATGGCAGAACGATTGGAACAAATTTGCAAGGGATGTCCTGAAAGTGAACCTCGATCCGGAGCAGCAGGCAATACTTGATTCCGTTCAGGTCCATCCTCGTGTTTCAGTTTGTTCCGGTACCTCCCGGGGAAAAGATTTTGTGGCTGCAGTTGCGGCCATTTGTTTTTTGTATTTGACTCCTCGCTGGAATGCAAAAAAGGAACTGATTGAAAACACGAAGGTCGCCATGACAGCACCGACCGACCGACAGGTAAAAAACATCATGTTCCCCGAAATATCCCGTCTTTTCAACCGTGCCGGAATCCTCCCGGGAAGGTTGGTAGGTTACGATATCCGCACTGAATCGGAAGAATGGTTTCTCACCGGGTTCCGGGCCAGCAAAGACAATCACGAAGCCTGGTCAGGATTTCACGCTGTAAACACCATGTTCATCGTCACCGAGGCATCAGGGATCGAAGAAACCATTTTCAACGCAATTGAAGGGAACCTTCAGGGAAACTCCCGGATGCTGATTGTTTTCAATCCGAACAGTCCGACCGGATATGCAGCCCGGAGTCAGACCTCTCCGAAATGGAAGAAATTCAGGCTGAATTCCCTGTCATCGCCAAATGTGATTGAACGCCGGATTGTCATTCCCGGCCAGGTCGATTATGAGTGGGTGAAAGACAAGGTCGAATCCTGGTGCACAATGATTCCTGCCAATCAAATCACACCTGATAAATCAGATTTTCAGTGGGAAGGAAACTGGTACCGGCCAAACGACCTGTTCCGGGTCAAAGTACTCGGTAAGTTCCCCGAAGTTTCGTCTGATACGTTGATCCCCCTCGAATGGATTGAACAAGCACAACGACGATGGATCGAAGAAAACAAACCGAGGAAGGAACCATTGGGCCTCGGAGTCGATGTGGCCGGTATGGGGCGCGACAATTCGATATTCTGCAAGCGGTACGATTATTTTGTTGAAGGGTTCAACCGTGTCGGTAAAGCAGGAACAGCCGATCATATGACCGTGGCCGGTGAAATTGCCGTTCATCTGAACAACGACCGAAGAAACAAGGCATACATTGATACCATCGGAGAGGGTGCCGGAGTTTATTCCCGTCTGGTTGAACTGAACTACAAGAATGCAATCTCCTGCAAGTTTTCTGAATCGGCTGATGGATTGACCGACATCACGGGGGTGTATAAGTTTGCGAATATGCGTGCTTACCTTTTCTGGGCCATCCGCGACTGGTTGAACCCGGCTTACAATTCAAAAGCATGTTTGCCATCTTGTGATGAACTGACCGAGGAATTGACCCAGATAAAATGGAAGTTTCAGAGCAACGGATCAATCATCATTGAGCCGAAAGAGGAAATAAAGCAGAGAATACACCGGTCGCCCGACTGGTCCGACTCACTTGCCAATACATTTTATCCGCACGGTGAACAGGAACATGTTCAGGACTTGGAGGGAGTGTTTTTTTAAAGGTAAAAATACACCATATTGCAGAAACACAATCAATTAACACTTACAAGTTGATAAGTTTTTATTTTTTCCAAAGCAAGTACATTCCGAATAATAACTTTAGCAATACCTTTGATATGACAAAAGCCAGGGTAGAGACCTGGCTTTAAATAAATTATCAATCGGAGTTGGATTCCAATAGAATCCGACTTTCTTACAAAGGTATAGAAATACATTCTATAAATCCAACTCCACAAAACTTTTTTAATGAAACATTTTATTAACAAACTGCAATTCATCCTTTTTTTGATGATTGCAGTGACCGCTTTTCTAAAAGTGGTTATTGAGTTGGTGCAACTTATTTTAAAGTTAAATGAGTTGTTTTAAGAAGATCGAAAAGCCGTTTCAGTAATGAAACGGCTTTTTTTTAATGAATATGAACATTTCACCGTAACTGCGAATGTGCCACAAACATTCTGGTTGCCGGAACCATCTCCGGAGAAAAAAATTCTGTCACAAAAAAAGTCCCCCCTACATGGAGGACTTAAATCTCCGACTCAGAAGAATGGACGCTTTTATGAAGTAGCGGAGATTGTATCAAAAATATGATAATTTTGCTAATTATCAAAAGAATTGGACATGAATCGTCTTTATTTTGGAGACAACCTGGAAATCATGAAACGTATGTATTACCAGGAACATCAAAAGGAATTCATCGACTTGATTTACATCGATCCTCCCTTTAACAGCAAAAGAAATTACAACGTGCTTTTTGAATCCGTTGAAATGGATGATACCAAAGCACAAAAGGAAGCTTTTGCCGATACCTGGAGCAATGTCGGATACATTGATACGCTGAATGAGATCAAAGAGGTTGACCTGAACCTGTATAATTTTCTGAACGCCCTTGATAACATCAACATATCAAAGAGCGCAATCAGTTACCTTACTACGATGGGCATACGGATTTGGTACATGCATAAGTTGTTGAAACCAACAGGTAGCTTTTATCTCCATTGCGATCCTACAATGAGCCACTATCTGAAAATTATCTGCGATTTGATTTTCGGTGAAAGGAATTTTAGAAATGAGATTGTATGGCATTACCGAAGATGGACAAATGTGCAGGACCAGTATCAAAAAATGCACGATATATTATTATTTTATTCAAAATCTGGTAATCATATCTTTAATCCAACCGAGATCGATATGTCCGATTCTCAAAAAAAGAAGTTCATCAGAGGGTGGGATAGTAATGTTATAAAAACCGAAAACGAAAGATACTCTCAACTGATTGTTTATAATAAAGAAAGGTTTGAATCGCATGTTGCAGGTGGTAAGATTAACTTGGATAAATTTAAAAATATTATTTTCAGGGATAGCCCAACGGTAGTGGCATCCGATGTTTTTCTGATTCCATACCTCAATTCACAGGCAAAAGAACGCCTCGGTTACCCAACCCAAAAACCCGAAGTCCTCATGGAACGTATCATCCGGGCATCATCAAACGAAGGAGATCTCGTTGCAGACTTTTTCTGCGGTTGCGGTACCACAATAGCAGCCGCTCAGAAACTCAACCGCCGCTGGATCGGTTCCGATATATCGCATTTAGCAATAAAAGAAATCAAAAAACGATTAATTAGAGATTATCAAGAACCTATTGAAAACACATATGAAATAGAAGGATTCCCTAAAGATTTAGCTTCTGCCCGGGAATTAGCTTCAGGAGTAAAGGGTGGACGACTAAAGTTTGAAGAATGGATTGTCGAAGTAGAACTTCACGGAATCCTGAACGAGAAACGGAATACAATGGGATACGACGGTCACTTTACCTTTGACATGAACGGGATCAAAAATGTTGGACTGATTGAAGTAAAAAGCGGAGGGGCTTCGCCAACTCAACTCAATCATTTTATCCGGACTGTAGATGACCGGAAAGCACAAATGGGAATTTTTGTGTGCTTTGCCGAGGAAGTGACCGACAATATGCGCCGGATAGCCAAACAGCAAGGGCTTTTTATGGTGGGGTATCCTTATGAAAAAATTCAGATTCTTACCGTGCAGGACATCCTTGAAGGGAAACGTCCAGATCGTCCGGCCTCAAGAACTGAAACATTTGGTACACCTGACCGTGCCCCAACCAGGGATGAAGCAATAAAAGCCAAGAAAATTATTTCAGACGCACAGCAGCAAAAGCTTGGATTGTAACTAAAAACCTATATAAAGAGATGAAGGGCACTATTATTGCATTTTTATTCATTCTTCTATTTCAAAATGTTGAATTTGATGGTAAAGTGATTGGTATTGTTGATGGAGATACAATAATTGTCCTGAATGAAAATAACGAACAAATTAAAATACGATTGGAAGGAATTGATTGCCCGGAATCAAATCAGGATTTTGGGAACAGGGCAAAACAGGAAGTCTCAGGACTGTGCTTCAAAAAAAATGTTCATGTAATTCAATCCGGAACCGATAGATATGGGCGCATGTTGGCAAATATTTATTTGAATGATCTTTGTATTAACAAGGAGCTTCTTAAAAGAGGGATGGCTTGGCATTTTAAAAAATATAATTCTGATGCCGAATTAGCAAAATTGGAAATAGAGGCAAGAAAAGAAAAGATTGGATTGTGGTCACATCCCAATCCAGAAGCACCTTGGGATTTTAGAGCAAGAAAAAGGTAACCAAACAAAACATATGTAGATAGGTCACATTATACTTGCCTATAATCTTTTTTATAATTTTGCATCATCCTTCCGGATAAGTGCAGGATTGCCTGTATAGCGACCATAGGCCACCGGGAGGTATTTTTTGTACATTTTTCAAAATGTCCATTTTTTAACCCCCGGAATAGAATTCACCCACAAGCCCCACTCATAACTTGCGCACAAAAAGAGCGCTATGGTTATTGAGGAAATTCTCCTTCTTCCTGCTGAAAAACAAGTTTCTGAACTCAAAAAGGGAAAGAACGCCAAACTGCCCGATTATGAGGAACTGAAAAAACAGTGGGACCCGAAACAGCACGATGTATTTGATCACGCAATCCGGCCTGATAAAACTGTGAAACGGGTTACAGGGAAAGATAGCCAGGGAAAGGATACTTACACAACTTCGCTTGAAAAAGTCAACCGGATTGCAGTTCCTTTCCAGAGGATCATTGTCAACAGGGCGGTTGGGTTTCTCCTGGGGAATCCGGTCAGGGTGAAAAGGTACATGGACGAAAAAAACAAAAACCAGCAGGTGCTGGCCGATATGGTTGACATCACCCTGAAAGACAACAAAACGAAATACTTTGACAGGGAACTGGCCCGGACAGTGAAACGTGAATGTGAGGCTGCTGAATTGTGGTACCAGGTCGAAGATGAAACTTTCTGGAAGAAAACGGTAAAAAACTCCCTTGTGAAATTCAAAATGAGGGTTCAGCTTCTTTCGCCGGGGAACGGGGATATCCTATATCCCTATTTCGATGAAACTGACAAGCTGACCGCCTTCAGCCGGGAATTCAAGGTCAAAGAGGGTGACAAATCAATCACTCATTTCGACACGTGGACCGAGACAAAAATCATCAGACGTGCCTACCGTGAAGAATGGATAATTGAGGAGGCCAAAAATTTGCTGGGGAAAATTCCAGTCATTTATTACGCACAGGAAGAACCGGAATGGTATTCCGTACAACCAATGATTGACCGGTTCGAGAAAAAGGCAAGTAATTTTGGTGATACGAACGACTATTTCGGTGCGCCAATGGTGAAGACCCGGGGAAAGGTGTTGTCGCTTCCCGAGAAAAACAGTTCCGGAAAAACGATTCAGTTGGATGAAAACGGAGATGCCGACTATATGTCGTGGGACCAGTCACCTGAATCTGAAAAGCTGGAATTCGAATTGCTTGAAAAAATGATCTACGCAATGTCGCAGACTCCGAACATCAGCTTTGAGCAGTTGAAGGATATCGGAGGCGATCTTTCCGGGTTTGCTATAAAACTGATGTTCACCGACGCACATTTAAAGGCTGAGAATGACATTGAACTGTTCGGGGAGATGTTCCAACGGCGCCTTAACCTTCTGAAGCATATCCTCGGTGCAGTTATCAATACTTCACTGTCGGCTGAAGTTGACAACCTGGAACTGGAGCCTGAATTCACACCGTACCTGCCGAAAAATGTAAAGGAAATCATTGAAACGCTTTCAACGGCCAGGGGGAACAAACCGCTTATCAGCAAGGAAACAGCCCTTGAAAACAATCCATTTGTTGGCGACGTTCAGGGAGAACTTGACCGGATAAAGTCCGACAATGAGGAAGAAATTGCGAATGCACAACGAGAGTTGACCGGAACATTCAATCCATAATCACTGATGAAATCCCGGGAGGCAACATTACAATCGTCGTGCGTGCGCTGGTTCCGTTACCAATTTCCGAAGCTGGCAATGTTGCTTTTTCATGTTCCCAACGGAGGATCCCGGAATGTTATTGAAGCTTCAAACCTCAAAGCCCAGGGAGTGGTCCCGGGCGTGGCCGATCTGGTCCTTCTGGTTCCGGCCTGTGGATATGCTTCTCTTTGCATCGAAATGAAAGCTGCAAAGAACAATCAAACAAACCTGCAAAGAAAATTTCAGCAAGCAGCCGAGGCTGCCGGGAACAAATACATCGTCTGCCGGTCGTTCGATCAGTTCCGTGACGAAATAACAGCCTACCTCGATGGCCGACCGAATTGAAAAAATAACCGGAATATACGAGCGTAAATTGCTGCGGCAATTCCTGCTATCCGACCACCAAATAAACGGTCTCTATTCCGGCTACACTGTAAAGGTCGCCGATATCCTCGCACAATACAGGACGAAGAAAAACGGAATTGTTATCCGTGATCCTGATCTCGACAAGCAGCTGGCCGGTGTAACTGATATATTTAAAAAGCAGCTTAAAAAGCAGATTGAAGAAAACCAGCTGTGGGCCTTTGATGCAGCAAACAACAAAACCGACGATATCCTGAAACCGTACATTGAAAATATTCCTTCATCCATAATCGCAAAAAAAGGACTGTTCGAGCGAAACGAAGAAGCATTCAGGGAATTCCAGAAGCGGAAATACGAAGGGATGGACCTGTCGGGCCGTGTCTGGAAACTGTCGGACGATACTGTAATGCCGTTGATCGAAGATTATATCGATAACGGTCTGGTTACCGGGCGACCGGCCACCAACATTGCGCAAGACCTGAAACAGTTGCTTGAAAAGCCGAACAATCAGTTTCGCCGTGTGCGCGACCCGAAAACCGGGAAACTGAAACTCTCAACCCGGGCCCGTGAATATAGTCCCGGACAAGGGGTTTACCGCAGTTCCATCCAGAACGCAAAGCGCCTGGCACGTACAGAAATCAATATGGCTTACCGGACAGCCGACCAGGAACGCTGGAAAATGCATGACTTCATCCTGGGGTATGAGATTTGTTTGAGCGACAACCATCCTGTTCCCGACATTTGCGATGCTGCAGCTGGGAAGTATCCGAAATCTTTCCGGTTTGTAGGGTGGCACCCTGCCTGCCGGTGCTATATGGTTCCGATCCTGGCCGAAAAATCAGATTTCATTGACAGCCTTGTCGATGGGAAGAAACTATCAGGGCACATTGAGGATGTTCCGGATGGGTTCAAAGAATGGGTTGCTGCAAACAAGGAAAAAATCTCCGGGTGGAAATCTCAGCCTTTCTGGGTGCGAGATAATTTCAAAGACAAGAGAATTGAGAATGGGATTGCTGCATGAAAGTGAAACACAATGGTTTTGGAAAAACGGAACCAAGATAATGATTGAAATTATCATTAGCATATTCTCAATTTTATTTTGGCTATTAAACCTTAATGATTTAGCTTAAAGATGTTTTTTAAGATGTAAATAAACACATCATGGTCAGGAATCGTATTCTCTATTAAAATACCTTTCTCACCTG